TTCATGAAGTTCTTGTGTATGTCCTTTACCATGTCAGATATAGGTGAATTAAAACTCTTCTGGATGTAGTTTGTCTTAGAATGAAGTGCTTCTTCTGATACTACCTTGAGTACGTATGTCTTAGCCTTCTGTGTACCTTCTGACTTGAGATCGTCAAGTGCATGTAAAGCGAACTTATAGTTTGCTGATTCGCCGCCTGGAGCCTTGAATGATATCTCAACTGTCTCGTCGCCCGATAACTTCATCTGTCCTAACTGATCGTCTGTGTCTAATACGGAGATATCTCCAATGATACCAGGAGTGAAGATACTCTCGTAAATAGATGCAGATACGAATGATTTGGCAAGCTCTAAGTTTCCTCGTGATGAAGAAACAGAAAATGAATCAATTATAATATCTCCTGGATTATAACCATCAGCCATGTATTACTTCATTATCTTTGTTAATTCGTTTGAAATTCTCATTGCGTATCTACTATCGAGAATGTTGATAGATTTCTTCTGCTCGTTCTTTTCTTTCTCGCTATCGTATATAGTTACTGGACTCCAGTAGATATATTCTTCAGGTAATAGGTTATTTGAGATGTTAATAGCTGTTGAGAATGCAGCATTCGCATCGCTCTCTCTACCAGTAAGATAACTGGTGCCAGAAATAACTACTGAACTATTAGATAGAGATGTACCTGTAATATGCTGAAGTGTCATCGTTGATGAATTGGATGTGACGATTTGTCCAGTACCTTTGTGTGTACTGTTGAATGTTATGTCTACGATCTCGTTTTGTTTAAAGCTAGTAAACGAAGAACTATTCGCAGTATACTGTCTTACTGAATTGGTGTTGATGATCCAATCCTGCTGTACTCTCTGGTATCCAGCAATATTATAACTGTTTTCATAATAAGGTTGCCAGTATCTGTGAACGTTATTAGCCAGCATACCGTAATCAGAAACAGATATCTTCTGATCGCTCTCATACCAATTGTTTCTGTAGAATGCTACCTTAGACTGTATAACACTAATATCATTGCCATATTTTGCCATCATGAAATTGTTAAAGTCTCTGCTGTTCATATACCAATCGTAATATGGATCAGTAGTCTTGTTACCGAGATACAGAATCCAATCCATAAACTGATCGTTGTAATATGAATCAGCGAATTGATCTGCTCTCTGTCCTTCTGGTATATCATATGGATAAAAGAAATATGGATTCTTAAACGCATCTTGTGTTATAGCTGATCGTTCTGTTATGTTAACAGCAAGATAATTGTTATAGTATACTACTGGAAACTTCTTGAAATAATTCTCAGCCATTAGAAAAATGCTCCTCCCGAGCGGAATGAATTATTCTCAATATCTTCCTTGAGCCAGTATTCAATCTCGAGTAAGTTGATGTCAATTTGCACAAGAGTAGGAGCGTTGGTTCCCTTGAAGAATGATGGTTGTCCACCAACAGCATAGTTCACACTCATTCCTTCGATAACGCATGGCTTAAACTTATATAAAAACGTTTCGTCTGGAAATAAACTAATGATTGCCATGTTTGGATAAGTTAACAGTGTACCGCCAGCATTAGCAGCCATGGCAGGGAGCATGTTGGATTTAAATGTATTGATGATGTCTTTAATAGTATTAGACTCTTGTGCATTGTTTGGTGCAAGCTTCCATGAGAATGTATGCTTCTTGAACACAGGTGATTTGAATAATACTGTTAGGAATGGATTTTGTGCGAGACCACCAAGCTGTAACATTTCTGCAGTAGTAGCACCTGTTAAACCAGTGCCCAATGCTGCAGCTGCAGTTTCTGCTTTGGCTCCAAGAGCTGCTATAGCACCACCAGCTATAGAAGAAAATGCACCACCACCTCTCATTCCTTGCTCGATACCAGCACCAACAGCTGGGCTTGATGCTTCTGCAGGTTCAAATTGCACCTGCAAATTCTCAACTAAATTGTTTGGTACAGGTAAACGAATACCACCAGTCGCATTTAAAAATGGCTGGTTAAAAATAGAACGACGCTCATACTTCTGAAACTGTATAGCTATATAAGAGTTACGATTAGCAGATGGATCAACAAGATCTCCTGGGAACATAAGATCACCAAGATATTTCGATTGTGATACAGCCTGTGGTGGCTTGAGGAAAGCATGACCAACAATTGCAGCACCAGCAACAGCCATAGCGCCACCGATATATGCTTGACCTGTATTTGATCGTGCCCACTGAGCTCCTTGAACAATCTTACTTCCAATACCAGGCATATGTTTATCCTATAAATATCTTTTTACTATTTATGATTGGTGTATGGATGTCGTACAAAACATATAAAGGCTATTTCAAACCAAAACACCCTGAGAAATACAAAGGAGATCCTACTACTATTATTTATCGTTCTCGTTGGGAAAGCGTGGTGATGAGTAAGTTAGATGCTCACCCTGATATTATTTGGTGGCAGAGCGAAGAGATTGCTATTATATATAAGAGTCCAGTAGATGGACAAGTCCATAGATACTTTCCAGACTTTCTTGTCAAGATGAAAGATGCTGATGGTAAAATTAAAATTATATTGATTGAAGTTAAACCATATGCACAAACACAGCCACCTGTGATAAAAGAAGGCGCTTCGAAACGATCTCGCAAATACATAACAGAAGTTTGTACGTATGGTATAAATAGTGCTAAGTGGGCGTATGCCAAAAGGTATTGTGAAGAGAGACAATACGAATTTATGATTATGACAGAACGAGAGCTAGGATTATAATGGCAGCTTATATATTTCAGTCGATAGCTAACAAAGGTAAAACAGAAGGCATTACGCCTAACAAAACATCATCGGCTAGACTTTGGTATAGAAACGAAGCATCCAAACTAATATCTAGGAACGTAAACAAAAATCGTATTATGAATGACAAAACTAATGTCAAAACTCAGCTAACGAGAAATGATATTGGTAAGATGTATTTGTTTTTCTACGATCCAAAGGGTAAAGCAACACTACCATACTACGACATATTCCCAATGGTATTTCCAATTGGATTTCAGGAGGGTGGCTTCCTTGGTATCAATCTCCATTACCTTCCTCATTATCTGAGAGCACGTTTGATGGATGCATTGTATACCACAGCCAACAACGATAAATATGATGAAACAACAAAATTGAAAATTTCTTATGATATGCTCAACGGCGCTTCGAAATTTGGTCCATTCTCGGCATGTGTTAAAAGATATCTGTGGGATCATGTACAAGGCGGCAAATACCTATACGTAGAACCTTCTAACTGGGACACTGCTCTGATGCTACCGCTTGAAAGATTCCAGAAAGCACCGAACTATAAAGTATTCGGCGATTCAATAGCGAAAGTAAGATAAATGGCTGGGTTTAACGTAAACAATTTTAGATCAGACATATCCAAAAATGGTGTGTTGCAGACCAATAAGTTTCTGGTTGCATTTAACTCTCCGCCATGCATGCAAGGTGTTTATATTGGTACACAACAAGGAACAACATATTCATCATCTACCGAACAATTAGTTCAAGCGAGAGCTGAGTCTGTTAAAGTTCCTGGTGTTGCATTATTACAGAGCGATATTAATAGATATGGTATTGGCCCTACGCAGAAGATGCCATTCTCTGCTCGTTTTACTGAGAATGCTATTACGTTTATCTCTGATCGAAACAGTCAGCTATACATGTACTTCTACACATGGATGAATAAGATATTTGATTTCAGCGGCTCTGCATACCAATCAAATATCGGTGCATCATATGCAACAGAGTACAAGGATAATTATGTAACTGATCTACATGTATATGTTTATGATAACGCTGGTAATCAGGTACAGGATATCGTTATGTATCGTGCATTCCCGGAATCCATCAATGATATTAATCTTAGTTGGAACGATGTCAATCAACTAATGAAAATAACAGTAAGCATTAGCTATAGAGATTGGGCTATGGTTGGTGTTAGTAATGCAGCTGGTTCTGCACAAGCTGCTGCTTCGACATTTAATCCTACATCATTCGCAGGCAATCCTTCCGCAACAGATGCATCTATCACAGCAACGAATAAAACAGTGACAGCTTAACATTATAACTGGAGATTATTATGTCTTTACCTAAAATTGAACATCCTATTTTTAAAATTAAAATCCCATCATCAAAGAGAGAAGTGAGATTTCGTCCATTCCTTGTGAAAGAAGAGAAGATCCTACTCATTGCAAAGACAAGCGAACAGGAAAACGATATCCTTCTAGCTATCAAACAGGTGGTAAACAACTGTGCTTTAGATGATATTAATATTGACAAGCTTGCATTGTTTGACGTTGAATATTTGTTCCTCAGAATCAGAGCTCAGTCTGTTAACAATATCGTATCTGTGACATATCGAGACAATGAAGATGAAACTGATTATGATTTTGATATCGATCTTAATAATGTTGTTGTTACGTTTCCATTAAACCTAGACAAAACTGTTAAGCTATCAGAAACATCTGGTATCGTTATGAAATATCCAGAGGCAAGTTTGTATGATGATAAGGATTTCCTCAACTCTGGTGAAGAAGCTTTCTATCAGCTTGTGCTTCGTTGCATTGAAAAATTCTATGATGCAGAAACTGTTTACGACACGAAGAACTACACGATCAAAGAAATTTCTGAGTACGTAGATAATTTAGATGTTAAGACATTTGATAAGATCAGAGATTTTATTCTCAATCAACCAAAGCTTAATTATATTATCGATTATAAGAACAAGCTCGGTAATGATCGTAAGATCGAACTTACTTCGTTAACAGATTTTTTTACATTGCGCTGAATCATAACACTTTAGAGAATTATTACACAACTAATTTTTCTCTGATTCAGCACCATAAATATTCTATAAGTGATATTGAAAATCTTTTGCCATTCGAACGTGACATATATGTTGATATGTTAATGAATCATCTTAAAGAACTAGAAGATCAAAAGAGAAATCAAGATGGCTAAATTTGGAAAATCAATTGCTTCTGAAGAGGAAGCGCCAATAATTACTGTACCAGTTGCAGCTCCTGAACCAGTTGTGGTTGCTGCTGTTACACCAACACCGTCTCCTACTGTTGATAATACAACTCCTCCTGACTTCAGTGTTTCTGAATTAGCTGAATTAAAGCAGGACGAACATTGGATGAAATCTATGTGGAGACCAGCAATGGGCTGGCTCTATATGGTTATCTGTTTTATGGATTTTGTTGCATTTCCTGCTATCTCTATGTTCATGCCAATGTTAGTTAAAGGCATGACATATATTGCCTGGCAGAGTTTAACACTGTCGAATGGTGGATTAATTCACATGGCTTTTGGTGCCATCCTTGGTGTTGCTGCTTACGGTAGAACCCAAGAGAAAGTAGCGAGCAAGCAATAATGGCAAAAAAAGGCGAAGTACTTGGTAAAATGGGTGATAGCACCTATTACAGAACTCCTGATGGTAAGGTGGTTGATGATCAGGGTAATGAAGTAAAGGGTGGTATTGCCAAAACCCTCGCAGCCGAGTATGAAGCTAAGCAGCAAGAGAAAGCTAAAGCACAAGCGGAAGCTAAAGCTGCAGCCGAAGAAGACAAACGCCAAAAAGCTGCTGAGAAATCAGCAGAGATAGCCAGAAAGGCATCAGAACGTCAAGATCAACAGCAAAGAGCAGCTGCAGAACGTCAAGCAGCTGCAGAAGCTAAACGTCAGCAAGCACAGGCTGATCGAGAAACTGCTAAGCAATCAAATACTAGAGCACCTGCTTCTCCACCAAGACAACAGGCTCCTAGACAACAGCAACAAGCTGCTGCTCCTGCGAATGAACCTAAACAGCCTGGTATATTTAAACAGTTAGCTACATCTGTAGGACAATCAGCCTTTACAAAAGCATTCCCTACTTTTTCTGGTATGATTAATAATCCATATGTTGCTCCACAAGCTCCAGCTGCTGGTGGTTCAGGATCTGGAGATAGCGGTTCAAGACAAGCAATCAATAGAGTTGCTGA